GGCAATAACTGGCACAGTTGTTTGACCAGTTGACTTAGGCTTGTTTAGACCACCAGCATACTGCATAGCGTCGTTGCTTGTTTCAGTATTAGTTGGCCAGTCTGGGCTGTTCTCATCTATAGTTCCGTCGCAAGTGCTCATTTCTTGACCGTGTTCTTGACCTTGATCAAGTCCGCCGATGCCAGCATTTTGCAAAATACTTGCTAATTTAACTGCATCCTCGTCGGTGCCGGTAATAGTCAAGCTCTTGCCGCCTTCTGTTGAGTCGCTCATGTTAACGCTCATCGACTCAGCGATCATGTTTTCAAGTTCGCGGCTCATTGAGTCATAAATGCCTTGACCATAAGAAAAACCACTGCTTGCTGTTGGTGTGTCTGTTCCGCCTTGTTCTTTAACTTTCTTTGGCTTGTCTTCGCTTGACGACTCTTCTTTCGTAGATCTAACTTTTTCTGGCAAGCCCTTTTGCTTAGTACTTGCAAAATCTGTTGCAGCCTTCTTTGGCATTTCTTTTGCTACTTTACCAACTTCTTTGCTAGCTGGCTTTTGGCCTTTTTGTGCAGCATGCACCATACCCATGAACCGTTGTTGTTTTTTGCTCACTGCCTTTTCAGCAATAGGTTGTTCGTCCCCTTGCTCGTTCATACCTTTAATTTCAGCCATCTTAGCCTTGTATGCCTTGAGCATATCGGCTGCCTCGGCTTTGTGTTGTTCTATAGACTTCGACGGAGCATCACCTTCGTTAGTCTTGCGACCACTTTTGTGCTTGGTGGCCTTGGCTGTTACACGCTCTGGTGCCTTTGGTGCGCCCTTTGGTCGACCACGACCACGCTTTTCGCCGTCGTCTCGTGCATCGTCTGTACCCACGGAAATACCGGCTGCGTCTGCGCGACGAGTTACACGGCGGCCTCCATGAATTTCTTCTGTGTCATGTTTTGCACCATGTCTAACTTCCCCATGTTTTGGTGCTTCTTCACGCGGACGCTTGTGTGCTGTGAACGCATTGTCTTTACTTGCTTCGTCGGCTACTTGGCGTCTCTTGCCTCCGCCTAATGCAGACTTCATTGCTTCGGCAGCAACATCACCTAACATTTCGTCGACTTCTTTCTTGGCACCGGCAATCTTGTCGGCGAAGGTAATTTTGTTTGTTGGTGGCGCAAGGGCAGCAAGTGTATTTGGGCTTAGTTCATTGACTTGGCCAGACCGACGATCGTCGTCCGTATTAACATCTCGGCGATCGTAGTCTTTAAGCGGATCATCAAAACCCAATTTATTGGCAGCACGGGCAATACCCTTTCCTCTTTGGAATTCCTTATGATCGAATTTTCTTGCCTGCGAGTCTAGGTCAGCTGATTTATTAAATAATCGGTCAGCTCTTTTGGCATACCCCTGTTGTTCAGCATCCAATGCTCTATCAGACATGCGTCCGGCGTCACGATCAAATCTATCCGTCTGTTGACCAAGTTTGCGCTGACTCTTCATTGCTTTATGACCGTAGCTAGCAAGTGGATTTGGACTTAGTTCATTGACTTGTGTTGGCTTAGGTCGCTCACCTGGTTTCATTCCGGTTTGTGACACACCCATCCTGCGTTGCAAGTCACGCATTAGGTCTGCATCGGAGCCGTGACCAAGTTTGTTTAAAACTTTGCCACCAACATTTTTTGCTGTACTGCCAATTTTTCTTGCTAGGTTACCAAGGCCTTCTTTTAATGCGGGCTTTCCCACCGCACGCTCTGTGAGTTGACCAGCTTTGGGTTCCGGTGTTGCGCGAATAGCGTTTAGCTTGTCGTTGAGATTGTAAAAAAATGTCATTTCAAATTATCCTTTTGGTTGTGCGCCGGTGGCAGGTCTTGCTGGACGATATACTTTGTACATCGGTCCTTTGTTTCCTTGCGGAATGTCGTTTGTGGTTTTAGCAGCAGGCGTTTTGCCACCTGCTATAGTGAAGTCACTGCGGTAAGCGTTTTTCAACACTTGATGCTGAAATGGGTCTGCTGAGTGATCTTTATTCAATGCTTTTTGTTCAGCAGTATCTGCAGGATAATTAGTGTCGGCAATGAGGTCTTTATTTTCGTCACCGATTCGTTTGTATTCAGCTACTAATCCATCATCATGCGATGCAGTTAACATAACAATCTTGTTTGGATCATTGCCCATAAGTTGCCATAGTTGTTTGATTTGTGGCTCAATTGCCGGATATCTAAAACTGCAATCAAACATGGTAACTGCATCGTTCTTGCAGTTAGGGAAATCAGTGGGTGTAAGTTGAACCGGTGTAGTTTTTACATCGGATAGTTTAGCCGGATCAAACTGATCTAACTTACTCTTGAGTTCTTTGATATTTTCTGTGTTTGCTGTGTCGCCGCAGATTTTGATTCTATAATCATAAGTGCGTTCGTTTTCAGCTAGATATTGAGCAAATGGTTTCATTTCATGTTCCTGTGATATATTTATTCTTTTTGACTATTTTGTTTATTACTGGCCAAAATTCTTTCGAGCAAATCGTTCCTACTTAGCACAGTTCCCATGCCTATTTGCACCGGTTCATCGCCGTCGTCTATCTTCTTTTCTGCTATTTGTTGAGCTTGCTGATCCAGCCGCATCTTCTTAAGCTGCAAGTCTATCATCTTTAGCTTCTTATCTAACTTGGCAGTTTTAGCTGAAATAGCGTGTCCAAGCATGTTAGCAGCCACTGAAAAGATCTCGGCTGCAAATCTTGAATCAATTTGCATCCCGAGATCTGTTAAGTCTTTATAACCATCTATGGCTAATGTTGATAATGCGTCTAGCTCGTCGTCTGCTAACTCAAGTCCCTTTACTTGTGGTAGGGCGGCTTCTATCTTGTCTATAACATCATCTAACTGCCAGTGAGCGGATGACGATACGGAATGCGTATACTTTCACTAACCCACTGCAACACATTAGTATTTGTGTCGAGAAAGGACATGAAATTAAATTCCCATGAAGATCTGAAACGAGGCAGACCGTTCCCTACATACTTCTCTCGATTGATAACTGTGTATACGCCTTGCGCAAAGCGACTCATTGTATCACCGCACGGGCAGCATAGTAATTGGGAACTACAGCAGAATTCACTCCTAATAATGTTGCTCTGCTGCGAATATTGTTTAGGTAGTATGCCATGTTTATTGTCAATTCAAGGCCGGTTGTGCCTTTCATGGTGTCCAACAATGTGAGAGCAGGTATATTAGTTGTTTCAGCTACTTGGAATAAGCTAATAGTAAAGTTTCCCGCTATTCTTGCATCGCCCATTTGTTGTTTAAAAAAACTATAAACAATATCATACTCCGCTGCCGGAACATTGGTATCGTAAGCGTAGAAATCATCAAACACTCTTACAGTTTGATCAATATTTGTATTGGTGTAATTTACTGATGCCATTTTTACGGTCCGTATGTATTAGGTTGTGTATTTATTTTCGCGGTCGGAATTATCAAGCCATCAGCTTTGTTAATAATTGATTTTATTGCGCCTGGCCCAAAACCAATGATTACTTGTTTGCCAAGTGATAGTGCTTCGCCTTTAATCACTGATTTAATGTCTTTACCTTTCCATGCATTGGCTAACATGCCGGCTTTTTGTGCTGCTCCAATAAGGCCCATAACCGATCCAGATTGTAAATCTGTTGCAATACCGCCGACTGTATCCAATAAACCACCTTGACCAAAAATGTTTGTAGTAGATCCAGGGCGTGCAAGGGGACTTTTTTTAGTATCATAATGTGCAGTGTCGGGCCACGCTAGTTTGCCATCGCCAGTGGCACCACTGAGATATTTCACAGTTTCGTAATTTATGGTCATGGTATTTTCCATAACGCCACCGCCTTGAGCATAATCATATTTGTCATGACCAAAGGCGCTTATTATTGGATTTACTAAAATATATCTAGCATACTTGTGTTGATCAAACCCAACGATTTGAATGTCTTTAAAGAACGGTGGCTTACCACTCTTCGAAGATCCGCCATCTAAAAAACTTTCGCCAATAAAGCCCCAGTCATTGATATCACCACTGCGCTGCGACTCATATATGTCTCTATTGTTGTAACTAAAGCCTGGAGCCGTAGCTCCACTTGATCCATTGGTAACAGGAGAATCAGACAAATATTTTTGTGCAGGATCTTTGTAGTAGTAACTGTAATACTGATACCACATATTACGAATATTGTCACCACCATCGTCGTGAAATGTAATTGTCACAGGATCATAATTGATCTTGGTTTGAATAACTCTCTTACGATTATACTGATTTAGTGTTTCCGTTGAAATTGTGTATTTTGGTAGATCAATAGTTTTTACAGCTAGACTTATGTTATATAGCTCAGATGCACCAAATATTTTAGCATTCCTTAAGCCTGGTATTTGATCTACATTTAGTGTAAACACCACATGAAAAAGGAACTTAAATCTAGGTTTAAGTTCCCATGAGTTTGCGGTGAAGGTTTTGCTTGCGTGAGTATAATCACGCAAGTTATTAGCTTGTGTAAACCCTTGTAAGAAGTCCTGACCAAAGGTAGGCATTAGAGCCCTTTATCAGGCGCCAACACCTGTAACAATGGCACCGACTGTGCGACCAATATCTATACCCAGGCCACCAATGGTGCTACCGGCGTTGATTTGGGCGGCATTATCAAATGCAATGGACAATGTAATTTCAACAGCTTCGTTTGACGCATAAGCCATTGGGCCGTAGTCGGCACTTTTTAGGTAACAACCATACAATTCCCATGATTCTAATACTACAAAGGCTGATGTGCCATTACCACCATCTAACACTTCAAAAGTAGTTTTGAATTTATAGTCGATACCCGATGCAGCAGATGACATTTCTAGAAAGTCCATTTGCTTCTGCATTTGTTCACCAATTAGTTTAGTAACATGTCCACTGGCATCATCACGAATTACACAAGCGGTTTCTGCCCAGACGTGGCGGCCGGCTAATTTAATTGTGCTGTTGTAAACCGGTATTAGAATTTCTTCAAATGACAAGTTAGGACGAGCGAAACTAACTACTTGCTTGGTCAATTCTGTTGTGATGTTGTTAACTCCCATATTTTCAAAGAATACTCTGAAACGATATCTGAGTTTGGGCATTAGCAAGCCCTGGTTACTATTAGAACCAGAACTAGCAAACGGTACTGACATTTTATTTAATGATGATTGGGACATTCTATATTTCTCCTGCTGCTTTTATTTATACATAATTTCTCAAATTATTTGAGGGCTATTATTGTTCCGTTTTGGTCCGGGAAGTTGGTCTAGCTCCCAGATGATACCATATTCTCCAGGCTGTGCCAATTGCGTATATTGCTAATCCATTTACCATTAGTAACCGCGGCCCGTCAAGATCGTTTAAATCAATCCATGCAGTGTATATGCGAATTGATGCACCAAAGCATAGCATAGAAAGGCCAATGCGTTGAATAAGATTGTCATGGAACTTCGTGCATAGTATTGCCCACAGTGAGAATACCGCAACGATAATCAATCCAGGCATGTATAGGTATGTAACATCCATTATGCACCCCACTTCTTAATTATCCATTCTTTAATAGCAAAAGCAACATATTTTCCCTCAACGGAATTTATAGTATCGTATACTTTGGATACAATAGTCATGCCAAGTAAGCCCAAAAAGAAACCAATGATACCTAACGTGCCGGGGCCGCCGGCAATCCAGGTTGCTACCGGGTCGGTTGCGTAAAAACTCAAGGCTGTTCCGCCAATGAACATCAGGACACGCTCGGGCCAGGTGCCATTTATAAATCGCAGACTAACAAGCGAGCCAAGGAAGCTTGCCGTTAGCTTGGCCCAAGATGCGTCATCTAAGTTGAAACTAACCACTACGCACCACGCCGCAAGTTGCAATTAAAAAGTAGTCCATTTTTATTCCTTTTATTATTTTTATACTAAATTCAGACCCCGTTTTTATCAACCTGCTACGGCACCGGTGTTCTTTATGCGTAATGGGATATAAATAAATTCAACGGCTTTGACTGGCTCAATTGCTATATCCACCCAAAGTTCGTTTCTGTCGATGCGCGATGGAGTATTATTGCTGTTGTCACAAACAACCAAATAGTCATAAATTGCACGTTTGGCAACTAAGTCAATCATTAAACTGTTGCAAGTGTTGGTAATCTGAGCACGAGTTATTGTGTCGTTTGGCTCAAACAAATACATCTTACCAATGTCTTCTAACCTACCGCGCAAGAATGCAACTAAACGAGCAACGTTGATACGATCCATTGCTGTGGTTGTGGTTACAGAGGTTTTGTTACCAAAATTAGTAATACCCACCCCTGGAATGAATGTAATTGGGTTTATATTATGACTGTACAAGATATCACGTAACGATTGGCTTACGCTGAGCGGCTGGAATTCACCAGTTGCTGCATTGATATACCCTAATTGAATAGCATTGTCAATAACACCACGACGTGTACCTGCTGGCGCTAGCCACGGATAGCTGACTTCGTCACTGCGAATAATTGTGCGAACCATCATATGACTTGGTGCAGTAACAACGTTGTTGCCGCTCAAGTCAGTTGTTTGGCAACTTGGATAGAAATTAGCACAGTAATTGCTTGATGCAACTTGCCCATCACCAGTTGCCAATCCAAGTCCGTTGTTGTTAGTCGCCCAATTAACTAGATCATTTCCGCTGCCCGAAAGACGCATTGGTGTGTCGCCTACAACAAACAATGTGTTGTTACGCTCATTGCTTAATGCAATCATGTTAGGTGTTAATTCAGGATACCCTGTAGTTGCAATCAATGAGAATTGTGCAGAATCTTCTCTTGCGCCAAGACCAGTATCGATACCCGATTTCAATGCTTTAACAATCATTTGACGTTGTGCCAATCGACCAGAAAACATGCTACCGTTGTCTTGGTTACCGCTGGCAGTTAGCCAAGTATTTGTTACTGATGGCAATACGTCATCTGGGTAAGTAGTAGCATTAAAATAGTTAACTTGGAAGCTCTTGACATTGTAACCGCTGCGACGAGTGTTCCACAACAACATACCTTGAGGATACAAATCTGGATTTGGCGCGTCGAGATCTAAATAGTCACTGGTCAACAAACTAGTGATAGATGGTTTTGGATCGACAATTGGATCTGTTGAGCCATTTGGTGCCCAGCGAGCATCTGCAAACAGCACACCATTTTCTGTTACTTGATCTGTTGTATCGACAGCTACCCATTGATCAACATTATTCACTGGTCCCCAACGATATAACATTGGGTAGTTTTCAAGGTCGCTAGTATCAACCCATAAATCACCAAATTCTAACGAACTTAAAGCTGCGTCATTTTGTGTTGTCGGGGCGGTGGCTGCAGAGATTGGTCCCGTTGCGTTTGTTAGAGCCAAGTCGAATCCGCGAACATCGTTGCCAACAGTTTGATAGCCAACCCAGGCGCCGTTGTTTTGAATCATTATATCCACTTCGTCGACAGTACTGTAGTACCATAGGCGGCCGTCTGCTGGATCCTGGTCAGGAGAGTTATCACTTGCTGTGTAGACAAATTGTGGTGTTGTAACAAATGTACTTAAAACCATCATATATAGGTTGGCTATATCCATACGAACAAATGGGGTGTAAACAGTAAAACCAGCTGTATTAATAGGAGTTCCGACGATATCTTGTAATGTTATTAGTCCACCTTGTGTGTGGGTAAAAACAATATTGCCAGCACTGTTTACTGTACAGGTAACATAAGGAACTGTTGCACTTACTGCACTAACCGCCGAAATAAAATCACTTACTGTGCCAGTGCCACCAATTGTAACGGTTGCACTATTGGCGTTGGTTGATCCAGCAAAGGTAGCACGAAGTTGAAATGTGTTGCCGGGAATAAACGCATTACCCACCGGAACAGTTAACCCAGTAACAACCGTTTGACCAATTGCTGCTTTTTCTAGTATTTGAATCGAAAACGCAGGGTTTGGAGTTGTTGTACCATACATTGCGTTTGCCAATGCAATAGTTGTTCCAATTGAAATATTTTTCCCGCCGCCAGATGGGTCGAGCGCAAAAAGCGCTAGTGCTGTAGAATTGTAAACACCTGTGTTTTGTGGTACCCATGTACCTAATGTAGCACTGTATATCTTCACTTTTAAATTAATGCCGTTGTTAACTGGACTCATGTTGTTCCAAACGGATCCGGTTGGGCGGCCACCAAGTATGGAGAGACCACCAGGTATGGTGTTTACATAATCAGTTGTTCTCCAGCGCGGAACTTGATAGCTGTAAGAATTTTGGTAAATTGGGGTTATATATTCTCCGGCTGTTAAACCAAGTTCGGTTAACAATTCTCCGACCTCTCCCGCCGTGATTGAAATAACATTAGTATTCTCTTCGTAAGTTGCTAACGAGTCGCCATACAACACTAATTTACTAGCGGTAACACCTGCTGTAACACCTGCAATACCAGCGGCATTAATAACCGCCGCAAATCCAGCTACAGTAGCATCAACGCCAACTTCAACAGGTATGCCGTTAATGTCCATATTCCATCCTGTAGTCAGGCTACCAGGAGCCGCTGTTCCAGCAATAGTTGGCCAGCTTGCCTGCCATTCCCGGCTGCCTAGCAATACCCAGGTGTTGCTGTTATTTTTGTAATAGCCTGGATTTAATATTGCTCCAACAACACTAACCACTGCATAATCCCCAATTGTTCCAACCGTGGTCAATGGAGTAAAATCTTCAGCATCGGCATCAACTACTAAAGTGGAGTCTGTAATAACAATCGGAGTTTTAACAGTAAATGCTGCATTTGTGCGGTTCCACTCTTGTATACCCCAAACAGATGTTGAAGTATCTAACCAGAATGTATTGGCATTCGGACTACCTACGGGACGACTCAAGCTAGCAGTTAGTTCTGTTAAGTCAACGTTAACACGTTGTACATAAGCACGGTTGCTGATTCCCAGAGCGCTGTATGCAGCCAATAAGCCGTATTCGTTTAGTTCGTATCCATTTATAGGAGTGCCATTTGTAGTGTTGTAGAAGAATGGCACACCAAAAGTTGCAGTAAGATCACGCTGGCTGGTAATCAAATACGTTTTATTTGCGTTTGCCGCTACGGTACCAGCAGCTACGCCGAATCCTGATGCCGAAATCTTATTCTGTGCGGTTGCAATAACAAAGTATGGAACTGTGTTAACTGCTGATGGAATATATTGACTCTCGTCATTTACTGTTACCTGGACGCCCGGTGAAATTAATGCCATAATTGAATCCTTTTCAAGTTGTACTTACTTATGAAATAAACGAAAAAGACATGGTTACAGAAGCCTATATATAGGGCCGCCTGCTAAATACACTATGAGACCTATTTGCACTACCTGTAATCAACGTGTGAGGGCTGTGGCCTATCACAAATATGGGCGTATCTACTACCGCAGCAAGTGCGGCGTTTGTGCAAAAAAAGGAACCAAGAAAAAACCACCTAAGCCCAAATGGGAATTAGATGGTTATAAAAAGAAAATGGTATGCGATCGCTGTGGCTTTAGGGCCAAGTATGCTAGTCAAACATTAGTGTATCATGTGGATGGTAATCTCAATCATTCTTCTTCGAAAAATTTAAAAACAGTTTGCAGGAATTGTGTTGAAGAAATAGCAAAAAGTGACTTGCCTTGGCGTATGGGGGATCTCACTCCCGACAATTAGATACTTAGTAAGGTTGTTATTAACTCACGTGTATTACGCTTAAGATCTTCCAGAGAGCCGTTATTGTCGACAACAAAATTAGCCATCCAAATCTCTAGACTCATGCTAGACTTATCCTCAGCAGGCAAATGGTCGCTGCGATCAACCCAAATAACATAATCAAATACCTTAGTATTACGCATAGCATGAAATTCGCGTTTGTTACGCAGACCGCAGTATATGTTATGATCGGCAAAAATTTCGCGACCAAGCCTAGCGTAATCATCTCGACAATAGTTATGAATCATATCATACCATTCTGCTCGATGATTATGTCGATCTTCAAAACACTGTGCATAAGTTACATATCCATATTTGTCTTTTAATGCGTGGTATATAAATTTATCAGCGCACCATGCTGAACTAGAACGGAAGTTAAATCCGAATTCTTCACGCAAAATATCACATACTGTATCTTTTCCGTGACGTGCATTACCGATAACAAGTAGCTTTGGCAGAATCACGCGAGTTCCGTTACGTTGAGATGTTTAAGTGTGCTTTGTAACATACCAATTTGTCTACGGCAGTCTTCGAGTGCATTGTGACTAGTCGGGGGCTTGGGTAGATCGCGCCACAAACCAAACACAGTGCGACTATCTCTCACTTTGTGATATTGCCATGGCAGTGCTTTACCATAACTTTTATATGCGTTTTCAAGTATTGTAGCGTCAAACGCGGGGCCTTGACACCACATACGATTGTTCTTCCAGATTAGTTTGCCTAGTTCATCTAACGCTTGATCAAGTGGGATACGATCTACTTCACTAAATGCTTCTTCCTGAACAACGGCCGATTGTGTTGCCCACCAATTTAATGTGCTTTCGTTGATCACACGGGCTTCTTGACTTTCAAAATCAATCCTAGCATAGTAATGATGTGGATAGTATCCTGTGCCAAACGGGTCAAAAGCTTGGCCCGCAATGGTTAAAATAGTAGCGTTAGGTTCTACTGCTAGCGTTTCGATGTCGACCATTAAATCCATATGCTAGTATAGCATAGATTATTATAAAAGTGTAAACAATTTAGCCAATTACAAAAGTCATTGGAGCAGAACCATCTACATAGTTAACCAATTGACCAAGTAGTTCGTCCATGACTATTTTGGCTTCTGATTTCATGGCCGCACCGTTGAGGGTAGTGCCGCCTTGTGGACCGACTACTGTCCCAAATTTCTCACGTCCTTCGCCAATGATCATCTTACAGTTGGCCACCATGTAATCACGGATCCACTGCGAGATTTGGAAGTCGCTGAGCAAGTGAACTTCTGGTTTTAGGTTGTATGTCCAAAGTAAAACTGATTCGCCTGTGCCTTTTGGGTCGCGTACCAACTGTAATTTTTTGGACACAGGGTTAAACGTGTAATTCATATAGCCGCCAAACATACGTGCAGCTAATTCGATATATTGGCTGTAGAAATCGTATGTAGCAAGGCCACCACTAGTGCCGGTGTTCATTAAGTAAACGTTTAATGCTGCTTGAGCAAATGGATCAAAGTTACTTGCAAAAGGACCGGTTGAGTCGCCGAATGTTCTGCGGAAGATTTGCCGTACACTTACAACTTCTTGGGGCAATGTGTAAATATTTTCATCTTTAACAAGCTGCATGAAGCTGTAGCTTTCTTCATAGGCATTTTGTGCTCTCTGTCTATAAGTGCCCAGTGTTTTGGTATAGGCGGCGCCATAGTGGGCCGGATCTAACTCAAGGTCAATGATATCACCGCCGAGTTGTAACTTGACGTATTCAATTAAATTTTGCTTGAGCTCGGATAATGTATCTTGTTCCATTGGGACTCCTGGTCCCTGTATTTACCACGCCTTTAAGATCATCAGATGCTCTGTGCCCCGGCCGTTAAACGTCGTCTCTGTTGCTTTTAGATCTTTGAAAAACTTACGGCATACTGGCTTGCCGCCTGCAATCAATATTTTAAGTTGTTCTGCTGGCTTACGCAGGCCCTTTTGTTGTGTTTCGGTGGTGCTAAACCCAATGATTGCATTGTTTTTAATGGTAAACACCTTGGCATACTCGTCGGCTACCACATGGATCAACTTGCGCTTTTTGCTGTCGTATAACCATGCTTCACTCTTATCCACTAGACTTGCTGCTGGCAAGCTTTTGAGTTTAAGTGCTGCAAATTCTTGAAGAATCTTAAACTTAGCCGCTTTCTTTTCTGGCGGCACTGCTTTGATCTTGCGCGGTTTACGTTCTACTTTCTTGATCTGTACATAGGCGCCGCAATCACTGATCACTAGCTCGCAAAACTTTACACATGCCTTGAGCTGTGTTTTGGTAAGAAAACTGTATGCTTCAACAAGTTGTGCATCTTTGCCGTCTACTGCATCTTCAAGTTCAGTAAGCTTTTTCTCCCATACTGCTTTAATAACAGATATTAGTTGCGGTGCGATATTCATGCTCCGCATTAGGACCACTGGTTTATAGTCTGCATTGAGTTTAGCACCTGCGGTAACAAACTCGTCAAACAAGCCATCAATTTCACCAATACAGTCGCTTACTTTTTCACGCAAACGATCTTGAATTGTAAGTTTTGCAGGTACATCTTCTGCTACTGCTTCTTTAACTTGTTTAGTAAGTGTGAGCAGTTCAGTTAGCATGTTATCTAGTTTAATTTGCTCGGGATCATCTAATTGCAACCCCATCAAGCTCATACGGCACAACCAGCCAGTGGTCAAGTTTAGCTGGCTATCACCCAATGAGCGAACTATTTTTGCATCTTTGGTACGGCCATTAACCTCTAAATACATTGCAGCAAAATCCCTAGCATCCTTTTTGCCGTAAAAGGAATTGTACCAAGTAAAAGCACGGGTAAGCGCCGTAATACGCCAATCGGTTGGTTGGACACGCCAATCTGGCTCATCTCCTATATATTTCGTGTCGGGACTACGTGGATTAAGTGGCTTAATACTTTTTGCTACGGCAATCATCTGGTTCCTTTTTGTGCTAATTGTTAATTATAACAGGTTTAGAATATTGAGTCAACTGGCACATAAAAAGGATAAATATATCATGCCTAGACTTTCTCTATATCGTAACACCAGGACCAAAGATTATCAATTTTTTGATCGAAATATTCGTGAACAATACATGGTTGGCGGAATTGATATCTATGTGCATCGCTATTTGGGTCCGCAAACTGGTGGCACTAATGGTGTTGACTCGGGCAACTTTGATGCTACACAACCAGTTTATGAAGAACAGAGTATACTGAATATACAAGACTTGTTACTATTAGAAAATCGTGACAGAGTTTATGACCCAAATATCTATATTATGAGAATGGTTTATCGCTCCCAAGATGTGGACTTTGATCTTAGTCAATTTGGTTTGTTTTTAAACAACGATACCTTGTTCTTAACTACACATTATAATTCAATGATAGATGTAATTGGCCGCAAGCTCATGAACGGCGACGTAATTGAGGTTCCAAACTTAAAAGATTATCATCCGCTAAACCAGGCATTGCCACGTGCATTACCACGTTATTATGTAGTTCAGGACGCCAACTACGCTAGCGAAGGATTTAGCCAAACTTGGCAACCTCACTTATGGAGGATAAAAGCAACACCGTTAACAAATCAACAAGAATTTGCCAATATTTTAAACAAACCAATGGTAGAGGAAAATATCTGGGATAACGGAAACTTTTATCCCACCAATACAATAGTAAATCAAGGCGATGTATATTATCGTGCTGTGCAAAATGTGTTGGCAGGCATAGATATTGCCGATACTGACTACTGGACTCCTTACACACCACCAACTATTGGTGATTTACAAAGCACCCGCAATAAAGATATCGCAATAAATGATGCTATATTAACGCAAGCTAATGCCGATGTGCCGTTATCTGGTTTTGATGTTGAGAAGTTTTACATCGTGCCCACAACCGAATCCGGGGAACCTGCAAATCCTACTAGCTTGAGTACCACTGGAGGAACAACAGTAGACGGTACGCAAGGTGGCATGAATGTTACACCGCGCAGCAATGGATATACTGTTGGTTACTTAACAGGAGACGGCATTGCACCAAACGGATTACCGGTAACACCGGGTGTTAGCTTCCCGAGCAACCCTGTGCTTGGCGACTATGCGTTGCGATTAGATTACATGCCAAATCGATTATTCCGTTTCAGTGGTAATATGTGGATACGCATTGAAGACAAAGTTCGCACCGAACTTAATAACGGTCCTACTAACCAAACTTTACGCAGTAGTTTTGTTAACAACACATTCCTTACTCCAACAACGGATCAGGGTAATATTCCACAGCGACAAAGTTTGAGTCAAGCACTCAAACCCATGGCAGACAACGGAAATCAGGGCGGTAATTGGCTCAAGGTAACGTTGCAGTTCGCCGCAGATACTGTCACTAGCGCGGAGCATGGACTAGTGGTTGGGATTCAGCTTTCTTTCTCTGTGATAACTAGTACGACCGGCATTAGTATCAACACCTGGTATTATGCGACGGTTATTACGGCCAACACTTTCAAACTGGCAACAACGGTTCAGAATGCTATTGCTGGTATCTCTATAGATTTACTTACCGCAAATGGCACGGGCACTTTGAGATACACAACACCGCCGGGTTGATTGGCAGGAAAATAAATTATGAATCAGATGTTCTTTTATGATGGTCAAATTCGAAGATTCTTATTACAGTTTACTCGTATAGTGAGTAACTTTCAAGTTGAATATGGCAACGAAACAGATGGTGTTAATAATGCTGCAATGTTGCGAGTTCCCGTGAGATATGGTGATGCTAGTCGTAACGCACAAACTATTTTGCAAGAAAACTCTGCATCAGCGATGCCAAGCACACCATTAATGACGTTTTATATCTCGGGGCTAGAATATGCTAGAGATAGAGTACAAGACCCAAGCTTTGTTAGAAATACTCAAGTGCGTCAACGCAAATACGATCCAATAACCGAGACGTATGATACAACCCAGGGTAATGCGTTCACCGTGGAAACTCTTATGCCGGTTCCGTACAAATTAACTATTAGTTTAGATATTTGGACGTCAAACACCAATCAGAAACTACAGTTGTTTGAACAAATTTCCACGCTGTTCAATCCATCACTGGAAATTCAAAGTACAGACAACTATATCGATTGGTCAAGTTTAAGTGTTCTGTATCTAGATCAAGTTACCTGGACTTCAAAAACTATTCCAATGGGTACAGAAAATCCCATTGATGTCATGACACTGAAATTTAGTATACCAATTTGGATATCTAGTCCTGCTAAAATCAAGAAACTAGGTGTTGTTGAGCGTGTTGTTGCTAGTATTTTTGATGTAAGGGGTGATGCGGTTGAGGCGATTACAAACAACGACTTATTGCTTGGTACACGACAAATGTTTACACCGTGGAACTACAAACTTGTGGTCGTTGACAATAAAATTCAATGTTTGTATGATCCGACTATTGTGCCAAATGGCAGTTATACAGATTTAACCCCTACTGCTATTGTAGCAGACAGTAATCTATTATGGCCGGCTGTGCTTAATGCGTTTGGTGCATACCGTCCTGGCATTAGTCAGATTAGACTGAACCGTCCTGCTATAGCAGCACCGGATACTATCAATCCAATTATTGGTACTATTGTAGTCGACCCCACCGATGATCGATTGGTGTTGTTTACTGTCGATCAAGATACTGCACCACAAAATACGCTGCCGCCTATTGATGCTATCATTGACCCATTAGTAAGTGGCCCCGGGGCCGGCTTGCCATTGCCTGTATTGGGCAGAAGATATTTACTGACTGAATCAACTGGAGATGTGGACAACGTTGGAAATCCAACTTCTTGGTTGGGCGAGGGTGGGCAGCCGCTTGTTGCTTATGGAAACAACATTATTGAGTGGAATGGTACCCGTTGGCGTATAGCATTTGTAAGTCAAGACGAAACTGCAACTCAGTATGTAACCAACATAACTACTGGTACACAATATGAATGGACCGGAGCAGAATGGATAAAAAGTTATCAAGGCGTATACCCACCAGGTGCCTGGAGTCTAGTATTATAAAAGCTGTAGGAGTTTGGTTTCTTTGTGCCAAAACTGGCCGTTATCTTTATCTGCTGAGAAACGATCCTAAACATCCCGGCACTTGGGGTTTACCAGGTGGTAAAGTAGAACCTGGCGAAACTTTGCTGGGTTGCATGGAACGAGAATGCGTAGAAGAGCTAGGGTCTTTGCCAAATTATAAAAGACTTATTCCTTTGGAAAAATTCACAAGTGCAGACGGCATATTTGAATATCACACTTGGGTTTGCACTGTTGACAATGAGTTCGTGCCAGTGTTAAACCACGAACACCTTGGCTATGCTTGGATTGATCATTTGTACTGGCCAAGACCGATGCACCCAGGCTTGTGGAACACAGTAAATATTGACGCTGTACGACAAAAGCTCACTACGGTCGAGTGTGGTGAGCTTTTGTGATTATAAGCGTCCTACAACAATTTCAATTACCCCAGACTCGCCTGCAAAGTTCTCAAGTGCTTTGCCGATTACAGTACCCATAGTAGGTGTTGCGCATGCCTGAGCACAGCCATTGCCGGCTGTAACCATCATGTCGCCTTTGCGTACTTGACCTACAACTGATGTTGGTACACGACCAGTTAGTGTTAGAGCAATAGTGAATTCTGATTCTAGTGTGGAATTCATCAAGTGAGCTGGGTTAGTAGATACAACACCCGCTACTCTAGCATCGCTGTGTTCTATGCTTATAGTAACTTCGTTATGTCCACCAAAACTCAACACTGTCCCTGGTGGATAGTGGGCATCGGCTGCGTAGTTTTCAGCTAAGTCGGCGTATTGTGCTGTTGTTGCCTTACCAAATATTGTGTTAAAGTAAACAGACGAACTACCAATATTACCAACAGCATTACTACCACCATTAACAATTGCAGTAACAGCATCTCCACTATTAACTGTAATAATACCAGCTGTTATAATGTTGCCACCTGTAACTGTACCTGTGACACTTGCTGAAGAGCCAGTTATTACACCACCCACTACTGATGCTGCTGTGACTGTTCCTGTTACTGATACTGTTGTACCTGTATGTGTAGTAGCATTGACATTGGCACCACCTAGGATATTACCACCGGTAATATTACCAGTTGCTGAAATTAATCCAGCAGTTAATATATTACCACCTGTTACGTTTGCAGTGACTACTAATGCCTCTAACGTGCCAACTGATGTAATATTGGTTTGTGCAGCAAGTATCTGACCTGCACCACTGAATTGAGTAAAGTCAAGTGCAGTTGTGTTTAATGTAATTGGGTCAGCTGTAACAAGCACAAAACCCATAGATGCTTGGGTCGATCCAGCTGACACGAATGTGTACATACCAGAAGTAACTTCGGAACTTACATTTGCATCAATTGAGCGAGTTAATACGTATGCAACGGATGCAGTACCTGCCGTGGTTACCGAATAGATACCATTGTTTGCTCCGGCAACTTCGTTCTTAACTAATATTCTATCGCCTAATACAGTAGCAGTGCCATCAACGGTTAACACACCAACAGCAGAGGCTGTTAGAACACCAGCTGAGCCTGTATTGGTTGGTAATGCAGCAGCGGTTGCAACCAGGACAGAGTCTTTAATGTCTAATCCTTGCTTGATAGCATCTGTGTAACCTTTGGAAGCTGCATCAGTATCGTTGACAGGGGTAAGAGGAACAGTAACAGTACCACTTACTATTAATGATGTTAATGTACCAACTGACGTAACATTTGGTTGTGCTGCTGTTTGTAACGTTCCAGTAAGTGTATCACCTGTTACTCCGCCAGTGACACTTGCTGAAGTACCAGTTATTACACCACCTACTACTGAT